TGATTTCAGCAATAGTCTTAACACCGTAACCAAAATCCAATGCTGTTTCTAATGTTGCGCCTGCTTTTTTAGCAGCTTTTAATGCGTTAATAATACTTTCAGCAACTGGTGCTGGTGCAGCTTCTGGGGCTGGTTCAATTGGAGGAACAGCGCCTGCTTCTGGTGCTGGTGCAGCTTCTGGGCTTGCTGGAGGAACAGCGCCTGCTTCTGGTGCAGGAGGAGCTTCCGGTGCAGGGGGAGGAGCCGTTGGCATTTCTTCTGGGCTTGGACCAGCATCGTCGCCTTCGCCTGCAAAATGGATTAATGCCATTGTTTCCGCTGCGTTACCTGGGAACTTGTCTGCATTAGCGTGTAACCATTGTTGTAACACAGGGCGAACATCTAAATTAGGATCCAAATCTCTAATGCTACTAATAAAGTCTGGGTCATCAATTAACCCTTTTAGACTTTCAATTGCGTTAATACCATTTGGACCGCCTGGTAATTCTTTTTGGATAACTTGATTTAGCTTATTAATTGCTCTTAGTTTAGCTGACTTATTTGGGCTAAACAATTCATCTTTATCTTCGCGAACAATATCTTCTAAGAAAGCTGCGTATGCTTCTTCTGGATCAAAGCCTTCTTTCTTGTGGCTCTTATAACCCTTGTTCTTCATCCAGTTAGTTAAAGCATAAGGATTGTCAATCTCTTTGTGCTTCTTCATTGCTTTAACTGTGCCTTCCCAGCCCGTAGGTGCTTTTTCAGCTAACAACTCGTCTGCACTTAATTCAATTACTGGAAGTTCAGATTCCTTTACATATTTTGCAATGTATGGGAATACTGATTTTAAATCTTCGTTAAAAGTACGGATAGTCAAACGATCAATAAGGTCGTTTTGAAGTTCTTCTGGAATAATGTATTCTTCTTGTTCTTCAAAAGATTCTGCAAATTCTTCATAATATGCAGGACGTTGTAACTTAGTAATTGTTTCTTTAATTTGTTCAATACGCTCTAATACACGATCAGTTACGTTGCCCATTGCTTCGCTAACTTGTGATTGGCGGCTAACATAACCTTTGAACTTGCGTAGTCCAGCAAGTTCTTCACTTAGGCTAATAATATGTTTACCAATTGGATCGTATGGGATTCCACCGTGCTTTACGTGTTCTGCTAATGCACGAGCGCCATTTAAGTGTTTAAATGGATACTTAAATCTTTCACCATCAGCATTTTCAATATAAATGCTTTCAATGTGCATTGTGCGGCCTGCTGCTATTTCTGGATTTACTGGCTGACTGTGTTTAATTACTAATCTTGCTTCGCCCAAATCCTGGTAACTCATTTTAGCGTTACCGTATAGTTTGCTTTCCATTACTGGTTGTGTTGGCATGACTGGTTCTTCCCTGCGTTTCGCTTGAAAATTATAATCTCGTTTATCCAAGTTACTTTTTCCAATGTTGTCTACTTTAAATTTTATTAATCTATCTCTAGCAAATTTTCTAAAGCTACGGATGAATTTATAAGCACCGTGATGTGTAGTGTTGTTATTGTCGTCAACTAAGTCGCCGCTAACTTTTACTACAATACCCTTCTTTTCGTCTAAAGTAATAGATATAGTTCCTAAACTTTCTCCGTATTCGACATATTCGAATTCAAAGAAACGTGCTCTAGGAATATCTTCTTCTTTATCCAAAGGAGTAGCGTGCTGATCCCCTATTTCAATGTCTTGAAATCGTGTTTGGATCTTTCCGTACAGATCTTTAGCAATATTGTCTAAATTAATGTTCATGTTATATTTATCAAAAGCCCGATGATACAAATATTGGCAGTGGAGCTTCAAATTCTTCGTCCATTCCGCCGTCTACACTCATTAGTTCAAATACTTGTGGATCCCATTCTGCTAGTACAACACTCATACGCACAACTAATAGCAATGCTGCTACTAAGTCATCGTGATGCCCTTCTTTTGCAGTAAAAGTAACACCTTTAGCAATAAATGCTTTTAATTCACTAATAAGCGTTTTACTATAAATCTTCATTTTGTCTTCTTCGATTAAGAATTTTAATCTAGAACACGCTGAAATTTTAGAGCCATGTGTAGTGTTAAATCCCTTGCGGAATTTACGAACATGCCCTTTACGTTGTGGTTCGTTTACAAATAATCCAGGGAATGTTTCTTCACCTAAATCTTGAATAACAACTAATGCAGCTTCGCCTACTGTGTTGTTTTCAACGCTGTAGTAAATGCTGTTTGAGTTTTCTTGGCCAACTACTTCTTGGATATAACGAAGTACATCGCGGAATATTTTTACTTGCCCTTGTACAGGTGTAATGTTATGTTGCCATTCTGCAACTTGAGTCATGCTAGGCAATTCAAACACTTGAATACCTGCAAAGTCACCGCCTGTACCTAAACAAGGATCTAGTGCTGCTAGGTATAATAGACCAGGTTGAGGTTTTTTAAACCAACGAACTTGCCCCATTTTAAAAATAGGTTCTCTACCTACCATTTCACTTAGTTTAATACTGTTAACTAATGTTTCGTCATAGATCAAGAACTCGCAACCGTATTCACGACGGAAACGTTCTTCACCGATGCGGCCCATTTCAGTTTCTTTCCATTTTTCGTCACGGTCTGGATGCTCGTACCATTCAGATCTGTAACCGTGGAATCCATTACGTCCAGTACCATCTGTTTTAGAATTACCGTAAGAGTCAAATGTATCTTGAGATTCTTTCCAAATAGTAGCAAACGTATCTTCGTCTGAGTTAGGAGTAGATGTAATAATCGCCTTACCACCAGTTGCTAGTGTAGGCGAAATAGAAGTCCAAAACTCTTCAGCAATGTTAGGCTGTACGAACGCAAACTCGTCACAGTATAGTAATGATATAGACATACCACGACCTGTTGTACCAGTTGTAGTTTGTGATACAATACGTGACCCGTTTTCAAATTCAATCGAGCCTTTGTTATAACTAACAACACCTGCTCTAATGTAGTCAGGGCAAAGTTCATATCCATAACGGATACGCTGCATAATTTCTTGAGCACCTGTATATTTGTGCGCAGCAACTAGAACTGTCTGGTCTGGGTGGAACATAGCATACCACAACAAGTAACCCGCGGCACAAGTAGTCTTCCCAGACTGACGAGGCATCATGTTAATGTTAAAGCGGAAATCGTGGTATGAATGGAGCAAACGTTCTTGGTATTCAAACGGCTCAAATTTAACCTTACCTCTAGTAGGGTGTTGAATATGGAAAAAGTTTTTAACAAAGTGCATATACCCTTCGACAGGGTCAGCACACATCAACAAGTCCTGGACTTGGTCTTCTGTAAACTTTTCTTTAGTATGCGCCTTTTTAACTAAGACGCCTTCGAGTGATTTTGCCATACTTTATTTACACAAAAAAAGGGGCTATAAAAGCCCCTTTTGAACTGCGAACGAAACTGTTATTTGCTTTCTTTAATTTCTTGATAGCGTTGTGCTAGCTTTTGAGCTATTGCTTCTTGCATTGGATTTCCACCGCCATTAACTTTAATACGCTCTGCACCTTTACTTGCTAAGTCGTTACCTGTGCGAGTTATCATGTCAATACCAGCAGTTTCTTCTTCTGGCTCAGTCGTTGCATCGCCAAACCCGCCGTCATCAACTACTTCATCCATGCCAACGATTACATCCTTATCTTGCCCAGCGTGTTCGATATTTCGTAGGATTTTCATTAAATCAGCAATGCCGCCTGATCCACTACCGTTCATTGTAACGTTCATGCTAACATTGTTTTGTTGTTGATTGTGTTGCTCTGGACCCATATCGCCACTGCATTCGCCGGTTAAAAAGTCACCGTCTGCTTGGTTCATTGGTTGGGCCGGAGCGTCACCGCATTCCTCAACGTCCATTGGGACTTCTGGGCTGCTCGGAGCAGTCATCATACCTTGACCTTGGTCCATGTCACCTTCGTCAATTTTTTTAATCTTTGCTAGTAAATCTTGGAAATTCATTATTTTGCTCCTTTGTATGGATCAGCAATCTTAACTTGTTTAGTAAAAATATTAGTTGCATTGTTCTTTACTTCCACTTGCTGCCCTGGAGTTTCTTTTACATGCTTTGGTGCTTTCTTTGCTAATATCTTTTCATTAACACCTTTAACTTGTGTTAATGATTTCTTTTCTTTGCTTAATTCTTTTAGGAAATTAGAAACTTGTTTATCGCCTACTAGACCTTGATTGTTTTCTTTGTCGTAGGCTTTGTCTAATACTGCGCCTGATGGTTTTTCATCATTTGCATGGTTTAACAATACTTCTGCTTCTTCTGCTGGATTACGTACAATTACGCAAGACTCTGCTTTCTTTAATCTGTTTGATACAGCAGCACGCACTTCTCTACTATTTGTAGGATAGTTTAAGCATACTTCGAATGCAGTTACTTTAACGTTCTTTTCTGTTGGGAAATCAAAGTGTGATTCTTGAATAGGCATACTTGCACCAGATGAGCAGCTTTCGCAGCCGTATACGCTTAGTGCTTCTTTAATTTTTTCAGCACAATCTTCTGGGCACTCGTGTGCAATTTTAATTTTAAAATTGTAAGTTTTCTTACTTTCTGTTAGATATTCTTTAAATGATTTCATTGTAATAATCCCAATACTATATTTATTTCATTTGCTTTAGTTTTTCAATAAGACTATTACGGTCTGCAATGATTACACCGTCACCGTTTAAGTTGATGCCGTTGTCTTCACTGTTTGAATTCTTTTGATCTTGTGCTTGTTTCTTAAGCTGTAGCTCAATCATCTTAAGTTTTTTATCAATTTTTGCAGATTTAGCATCAATTGCATTCTTAAGCATTGACCCTGCTACTTCAAAAATACGGGCAGAGTATCGAGCTTCTACGTTCATCCCTAAATCAATTAAGTCGTCATATGCGTCTGTAGCACGTTGAGCTAGTGCATCAAACTCTGCATCGCTAGCATCACCTAGTCCTTTGACTGCAGGTAACGCTGCGCTAATCTTGTCAAATTCTGACATATCGCGAAGAAACGGTTGGGCAACTTCTTGCTTTCGTGATTTCTTTTCGTCTTCTTTAACAATCTTTTTGCTTTCGGGCAAATTGAGTAGTTCTTCAAGTTTTTTAGTCATAACTTTACTTATCCTGGACTACCGTTATGGAACATGTCATCTTGGTTAATTACGCGAAACTTAATACCTTGCTGTTTGCACCAAGCATTTGCAGCAGTCCATTTTGCCTGGTTTTTAACATACTGTGCTTGGTTATATTTGTTCTTACCCACACGTTCAAGTAATTGTTGACTAGCTGGTTTAATTTCTATTAACTCAACTAACATGCGACCTTGCTTATCTACATATTGAATAAAGAAGTCCGGAACGTAAACGGTATTTCTATTTGTAAGCGGATCCCTATACGGAATTTGTACAGCTTCGCTAGCCCATTTTTGAATGCTTTCGTTCGTGTCGCAAAAGTTCATAAAATGCCACTCCCAGGAACTTCTGTATGTAGGCTGTTTAGTCCCCACATATTTTCCTGGGTTTTTCATTGTGAATTTACCTTTTGCAAATTTAACCATTATACTAAGATGTTTCTAGTTTCATAAGTGTCTACTAGTGGTGCAATTCTGTAACCTAGTAAACTTACTTTTTCTCTGTATGCATTTAAAATTTGTGCAACAACTTGACTTAGTTGAACGTCTGACAACGCTTTTAAAGTGTCGATTAATTCAAACACATTAACGTTGTCTGCACGAGCTTGATTTAAAAGTACAATGCTAGTACTTCTTGCACTCTCAACATCAAATCCATTTTTTAAGAAAAATCCAACAACTGCGTCTATTTCTGCAACAGGGAAACTAATCTTTTGTACATAGTACTTGTCAAAAAATTGTTTAACGTCAGTGGAGCTATCTGGTAGCGGTGGTATGAGTTGTGATGGTAAATTAGACATGTTATCCTTTGATAATATTAATCTGTGTTGCTATAACAACATTGTTATTTCCGCTCACTGAAACTGGGAATGTAATACCTTGCAGTCCGCTTACTCCTTGAACTGCTGTTCCGCCCACATTTGATACAATACCAGTTTGTAATCCGTTGTTTAAAGATTGGGTATTTTGATACCCGTTAATTGTGCTAGACATGTTATTTAAAAACTCGCCTGCATTAGCAATGATGTTTGCTTTTGATGTTAATGAAGGATTGATTTTTCCTGGATCAACACCGCCTTGTAATGGACTAGGTGTTTGATCGTAATGCTCAACACCAAATCCTTCGACAGTATCAGGTGTTACTTGACCTCTGTCATACGATACTGCTTCGTACGCAATTTGAGCAGTATTATCGTGTACAGCATTCTGAGAATAGTCTAGCTTATTGTGGTTCCATTGTACAATAATAGGATTGTATAATGTGTAGCTAACATATTCGTGTCTAGCCATTTGATAAATTTTAATGTAACTAAAGAATGGTGTTGAACTGTTATTGTCTAAACCATATGTGTTGTTAATGTAATTAAAATTCTTTGTTGCAGTTCTATTATACGAACCCGCATCTAATGCGCTAGATGGATCGCCATAGTAGTAAGTGTAATAATTTTCCCACAATTGATTAATTAGTCCCATATTATCATCATGGAATGTGATGTTAATAGGATTATATTTCATTGTAGTTTGAATATTCTTCTTACGGTTATATTGGTTAAGTGTTTCTGTTTGAACAGAAAAATTAGGCAAGTCCACAGCTTTAACTAACATATTAATTTCGTTTTTATAACGTTGTGCTAAATCCGCAGTTTGCAAAGCCGCTTGGTTAATACCAAATGCAACATGAAATAAAAACTTGTGTTTAGGTGCAAGTCTAAATTGATCGTCTGTAAACAATCGTGCGGCGTGCTGTTGATCACGCATAACAACGTTGCTGTTTTCTGTTAGAAATTGATTAGGTGTGAATGCCATAATAATATTTATTTAATTATTATCTACGCATTTAATGGTTAGCTATAAAAAAGCCCACCTTAGTGGGCTGTTTTATTATGCTCTTGCGCCAGCGCCAGTAGCTGCTGTACCGTGCGCCCATGATGTAGGAGCAGCGGCACCACCAGTTGTTTGTAAACAGTTATCTGGTTGGATCGTTAAGTCAATAGTCATAACTTCTTGACCTGCATAGCTTAATGCCTGATAGTTAGCTTGTGTAATATAGCAACCGTAGCATTCCCATGTTTCTAATACAACTGGAGTGTTAGCACCGTTACCGCCGTCTAACATTTCAATACGCATTAGGAACTTATAGTCACCACCAGCTGCTGCTGAACTTTGTTCAAAGAAGTCAAATTGCTTTTGCATTTGTTCGCCAACTAGCTTAGATACTTGTCCAGTTACGTCATCACGTAACTTAACAGTAAATGTTTGCCATGTTGGTTTACCAGCATAGTGAATGACTGAGTTGTAAACTTCAATCTTTTGATCTGCAAATTGCACGTTTGGACGAGCAGCTTCTGCAACTTGTTTTGTAAGTTCTGTTGTTGGTGTTGATACGCCAAAGTTTTCAAACATCACACGGAAGCGATATTTTAACTTCGGCATCAACATACCTTGTGAGCTAGCTGATTGATCGCTAGCTAAAGGTACTGTAAATTTTGATAAACTTGAAATTGCCATTTGTTATGCTCCGTTAATTATGCGCCACCTAGAGCTTTGATTTCACCAGTGTTCTTTAAGCGTAATGGAATGTAAATGAATTCCACTGCCTTAACTGGTTCAATCGCTACATCTAGATATAGTTCACTGCGATCAATTCTTGAAGGTGTATTGTTACTTGTGTCGCAAACTACAATGTAGTCATACAACGCACGTTGACCTACTAATTCTAACAATAGGCTTTCTGCTGCACCTTTGATTTCATCACGTGTAATCTTGTCGTTTGGTTCAAATACATACGGTTTAGCCAACTGTGTAAATTGACGGCGTAAGTAAATTACTAAACGTGCTACGTTAATGCGATCTAATGCACTAGCATTCTTAGCACGAGTGTATTGTCCGTAGTTAACAAGACCTGTACCTGTAATGAATGTTAATGGGTTAACTTTAATTGCTGCAAGTGTATCACGTTGTCCAGTATTCAATGCAACTGACTGGAATTCTCCGCTTGTTGGATCAACATAACCAACTGCTGTTGCGTTAGTAATACCACCACGACGTGTACCTGCTGGAGCAAACCATGGGTAACTAACTTGGTCGTTTAACGCAATAGTGCGTAACATCATGTGGCTTGGAGGAACAACAACGTTATTACCGATGTTATCGCTTGTGTAACCCCATGGATAGAACACACCTAAGTATTCGTCAAAACTTGCTAAACCTTGATCGTTGTCTTCTAATGCACCTGCTGTATTGTAACCCCAGTTGCTTAATGTTGTAGCATCTGCTTTCAATCTTGCTGGTGTATCACCAACTACAAATGCGCTAATACCACGATCATAGTTTAAGCTAATCATTTCGCCGATTAGTTCTGGATAACCAGGTGTTGCTAACAAGTTGAAAATACGTGATTCTTCATCACGGATTTGTTGGTTGCTATTAACAAGAGCTTGTAGAGCCTGTACAACAACTTTACGTTGTGCATGACGACCAAATGTACCAGCACCGTTTTCTTGGTTAGCTGCAACGCTTACCCAACGGTCTGCGTTATATTCTAAACCTAAAGAATCCATGTGTTCGTTTTGGTATCTGTGGTTTGTTAAACTTGTATCAATATAGTTAACAACATATTTCTTAACGTTGAAACCAGAACGACGTAAGTTCCATAGCAACATACCTTTTGGATATAGTGCTGGATCTGGAGCATCTGGATCTAAGAAATCGCTAGTTAGCAAATCAGCAATAGTTGCTGATGTATCACGTCCATTTGTGCTCCAACGAGCATCGTGGAATAGAATACCTTCTTCTGTTGTTTGGTCTGAATTGTCAACTAATGCCCACTTCTTAGTTAGATAATTGTATCTACGAACAGTTGGATAGTTTTCTAAATCACTAGTATCGATCCATAGATCGCCGTTACCTAATGGAGAACCATCGCTTTGTGTTAATGGTTGTGTAGCACTAACAATTGGTCCTGCTGGATCAGTTTCATCACCGCCAACTTGGTTTTGTGTGTAGTTTGCATAACCAACCCATGTATCGCCGTTATGAACCATAATGTCCACTTCGTCAACAATGCTGTTATACCATAATTGTCCGTCTGCTGGCTTAGTTGTAGGTGCTGTTGCACTTGCTGGAGCAATAGCTGTTCCTGCTACAACGTCTGTCCATAAACTAGCAACATATAAATCTGCGCCGTTTGTTGGGTCAGCGTAGAAATGTGATGTTGTAGATGTTGAGAAAATCTTGCTTAGTGGACGACCCCAAACTGAACCGTCTAGTGCTAAGTCAGTAAGTTTAATGTCACCGCCTAGTACATGGCTAATTTGAATTTCGCCTGCTGTTGTTTTAACTGCAACAATATTGCTTCCTGCTAATGCTGCTGTTAATGCTGCTAACAATGTGTCGGCATCATTTGCTGAGTGGTTAGCAATAAATTCAACTTCAACCGGATCTGTATAAACAGATGAACCAGCGTCTGTTTCACTAATTGTAAACTTATAGTGAGCACCGCTGCTATGTCCGCCAGTTGTTGTAAATTGTGTATTAATAACTGCTGACTTGATTACAGTTGCACCAACGCCATTTCTTGCGTAAATCTTAAAGTTAGCTAATGCAGGTGTACCTTCGTCGTCATTGTATTTTACATACAAGCGACCTAAGCCTAAGTTAATACCACCGCCTGTTGCATCTAAATTTGCTAGTGCAGTTGCGCTATCTGGATACAATGGAGCTGGTTGTACAGTCCATGCCTTAGTTGCTTCGCTGTATTTTTTAACAATCCAATCTGCACCTAAGTTTGGATTAGTTGTCTTAACCCATACTGCACCAGTTGCAATACCGTTAGCAGAACTTGGAAAATCTGTTCTCTTAAATGTAGGAACTGATGTGTGCTTAGAAATTTGTAAACTTGGAGCTTTGTATGTTGTTTCAGCTAAACCAACTTTAGCAACAGTTGTACCAGAAATTACAATATCGTCGCCTGTTGAATAAAGCTCTAACTTACCGTTTGGTTTATCTGCTGTAACACCAGGGATACTTAGTGTATTAATAGCTGCAACAAGACCGTCTAAGTCAGTAACACCAGATACAGGAGTTCCATTAATTGTAATAGAATCACCAGAGTCTAACATGCCTGTTGAGTTAGAAACTGTACCTTGTGCTGTTGGCCAGCTTGCTTTCCAATCTTGAGAACCAACTTCAACCCAAATGCCAGCGGCTGTATGAGTCTTAGCTTTCTTGTAATATAGTTTGTTTAATGTAGTAGTTGCTACAATAGCGTAATCGCCAATTGAACCAATGCTTGGTAGTGGATCACCGTCTACTACTTGGCCTACTAGTTTTGTCTTGTCAGTAATAACAAGAGGAATCTTGTTTGTAAATGTTTGACCGCCTGTTACTGTTGAAGCAGAAGAATTCCACTCAAAAATACCAAAGTGTGTATCGGCAGTATCAAACCAATATGTGCCGTCAGCGGCTGGGCCTGCTGGAGCATCTGCGCTTGCATCTAGTTGTGCTAGGTCAACATCTGCACGTACAACATATGCACGGTTGCTTACGCCTAGGAAACTGTATGCAGCTTGTAAACCATATTCATTCTGTTCTCCAGCGTGAATAGGATTGTTGTTTGCATCTGTTTTGAATATCGGAGTACCAAAGGTATCTGATAAATCTTTTTGACTTGTTAGCAAATAAACGTTGCCAGCATTAGCTTTTAATGTGCCTGGTGCTGTACCTGTGCCTGCACCGTTTTGCTTACTTTCAGCTGAAGCAACAATAATTAAAGGGACTGTACCCGGAGCAGCAGGGGTATAGAAACTCTCGTCTATAACGCTAACGCTTACGCCTGGTGAACTTAGTTGAGCCATATTTGAATCTCCATGAATACTAATTCTAATTGTATTTAGTGGATTTTGGCTTTTTGTACTAGTTATACACTCTGAAAAAGGGGCGGAAAAGGCTTAAATATCTTTATGAGACCTTTATGCCAATGCGGACATCGTCCTAAAGCAGTTAATTACTACAAAAATGGCAAAGCATACTACAGGAAACTTTGCGAAGTTTGTTCTGCACATGGTGCATACCATGGCGTACCACGTTGGCAACGTGCAGGGTATAAAAAGAAAAACACCTGCGATAAATGCGGTTTTAAAAGTCCGTATTCCGAGGTGTTTGATGTGTTTCATGTAGACGGCGATTTAAACAACTGCCGCCATACTAATCTTAAGACGGTGTGTTCAAACTGTCAAAGACTCCTGCATCGTGAAGGTGTGAAGTGGCGTCAAGGTGGTCTTGTACCAGATCTTTAATTTTAGCAAACAAGTCATCAATACTTCCATCGTTTGCTAACACAGCGTCAAACTCTGTTCCAACCCATGCTGTTTCGCTAGCATGAATTCCTAGTTTTCCAATCTTGTCTTTGCTCAATGCCCAGCTAGAATTACGCTCTGGGCCTTTATTCATACTAACTGCTGCATCGTACCAATCTGGTTCTGCACCACGTTTTACACGGATAACAATACCGCCTGCATTTTTAATAGACTTAATTTCGTTAGGAAAACGGCAATCACTAATAACAATATCGTCTGTAGAGTTACGTAACTTGTTTTCTAAGCTAGCAATCCAAATATCATCATGGAATCCTTTGCGGCAAACTTCTGTGCCCCATAGCTGTAGCATTAATCTTGGAGTTAAGTTAGGCATGTTTAAGCGTTCTGCCCACCACGGATCAACTTGCTCTCGCCATTCACGGGCTTGCTTTGTGCGCCCTTCTAGTAGTGTTCTATCCCATCCAAACACTTGAGCTACAGCATCTTTCAAACTGTTAGCAAAACTTTCTCTTCTAAAACCGTGAAAATTAACTAGATAGTCAGCAATAGTATCTTTGCCTGAACCAATAAAACCGCACACGCCTATAATCATAAGAAACCCCTCAATAATTTCAAGTATATATTACTAAACTATGAGGGGTCAAATATTTGTTAGCCGTTTCCGTCGCCTGCTTCAATAACCTCTGCGGTAAATGGCCACGGGCCTTGATGCCCGTTATGACGCTTGTAATGGTCATATTTTGTGTTGCTGCGTGCATGGTTCATCATACGATCTGCAACTGTTTCTGCAACATCACGGCTTGCATAACTGGCAATCGGAGCCCAACCGCCTTGGTGCGCACGCATCATTCTGCGAATAGCTTCGTCTGGACTTAAACGTGTTGCGTGAATAATAGCTTCTACAACTACTTCCATAGGTGTAACTGGATCGTTTAGGATAACAACTGTAAATCCGCCTGGCAAATGTACAGGAACTTCTTGTTGCTGATGCACAGGTGGACGATCTAAAACTGGTGGGCGGTCAACTACGTCCTGCTCTGGTGCTTCAACAATGTCAATAAATCTGCGAATATCGTTCATAAATTATCCTAATACAAATGTGTATGGAACGCCGCCAGGAACCATATCCATAATTTCTTTTTCTAACTTTTCAATTTCTTCTTTGCCAGCTTGCAATAGCGCAGTACCGTTAAGGGTAATAGGGCTACCAGGGCCTGCAATGCTGCCAAACTTGCTACGTGCTTCACCTAGTTGCAACTTAGCAACTGCTAAAGTGTAGTCTAATAACCATTGTTTAGCGTAAATGTCATCTAACAATACGTAATCTGGACGATAATTATATGTTTGTAAAAGGATTTGTTCACCTGCTGCAAACGGGCGTTGTAAAATTGTTAATGTGTGGTTTTGCTGTTTCCACTTGTATTCAATATAACTACCAAACATACGGCCTACTAGCTTTTGATAACCAGCAAACATTTCGTATGTTGCTAAACCACCCATCATTGTACCACTTAACAGATAAGTGTTTGTATATGCTAAGTTAAACGGTTCAAAAAGGGTACCGCCGGCGCCTAAACCACTTCTACTACCAATTGCTCTTCTAAACACATTTCTTACTTCTATTACTTCGTCGGGCAAGCGGTACTCGTTTTGATCTTGGATTAATTCCAAGAACATATAGCTTTCTTCTACAGCATTAGAGCTACGTTGTCTAAACTTTGTTAAAGCACGATTTAAAGCAATTTCTAGGTGTTTAGGGTCAAGTTCAACTTCGACCATGCCATCGCCTAGCATAGTGCGCACATAATCAAATACTTCGTTTCTTTTCTGGACTGCTGTTAGATCTGACATTTTTGCTCTCCTAGTATATTTAGCTAGCGATAAATATCATTATGCCACGAATATCTCTATATAAGCCCGAACGTGGGCAAGACTACAAATTCATAGATCGCCAGGTTAGCGAAATGTTTCAAGCTGGTGGTACTGATGTATTTTTACACAAGTATTTAGGTGCTAATACAGCACCAGAAAATGCTACGGCTGATCAGCCACATTATACAGATACTGCTGTAACTAATATACAGGATTTACTATTTTTAGAAAATAGGGATAGAAAATATGATACTTCTATCTACAGAATTCGTGGACTGTATAACGTACAAAATATTGATTTTAACCTAAGCCAATTTGGATTGTTTATTGACAACGACACTTTGTTTATGGTTGTGCATATTAATGACTTTATCAATTATATTGGGCGTAAACCAATTAGTGGTGATGTTATTGAGTTGCCTCATTTAAAGGACAACTTTACATTAGACGATCATGACTTTGGCATGCCTCGTTATTATGTAATTGAAGACGTAGGCCGTGCTAGTGAAGGTTTTAGTGCTACATGGTATCCACATTTATACAGATTAAGACTTAAGAGAATTAACGATATGCAGCAATTTGCTGATATCCTTAATCAACCTGCACTTGATGCAAACGGTGATCCGGCTGCTGACGGTACTACGTTGCGTGACTTGCTTAGTACCCATAACAAAGAACTTGAGATTAATGACCAAGTTGTACAGCAAGCAGAAGCAGATGCACCTAAGAGCGGTTACGAAACAAGACAATTTTATACTTTAGCAGTTGATCCAACAACAGGAAAGGCTATACTAAACTCAGCAGATGCAACTACATTAGATGCAAGTGCTACATCAGTTACTGCAATAGAATCAGAAGCAAGACCAGTTAGAACTGGGTATTCTGGATACTTAGTAGGCGACGGTTTCCCACAAAACGGCTATGACTTTGGTCATGGCATTCAGTTTCCAGATGGTCCAGGGTTAGATGATTTCTTCTTACGCACAGACTTTATGCCTAACAGATTGTTTAGATTTGATGGCAATCGCTGGGTTAAAGTAGAAGATGCTGTACGCATGACGATGACTAATAATGATACTCGCCAAACTCTTAAAACTGGGTTTATTAATAATACGGATTACATCTTTAACGATGTTGCGACAACAGATTATGTAACCTTAACAAAGGGTGACTACGTAATTGACACTAATATTGATTTTACAAGTCTTACACCGTTTGTTGAATTTAAATTAAGCGTTATTG